AATGGAGTCTTCTGACGAAGAAGAAGATGATTTACCGTTTTAATCGGTTTTTATCAAACAAAAAGGGGTGAGAAATTGCCTCTTTTTTGTTCTAACATAACAAACAAACAAATATTAACAATCAAATGGCAAAAAAACCGACAAAAACTCCAATTCAAAAGAAAGAATTCTCTTTAGATGCTTTCAAAGAAAGTGAAGGGTTGGATAACATTATCAAAGATAAAGAATTGTCATGGATTCCATTGTCAGAGGCGTTTCACGATGCATTGAAAATTCCTGGTATTCCGATTGGTTTCTTTACTAGTTTTAGAGGTTACTCAAACACTGGTAAATCAACTGCGATGTACGAAGGTGTTGCTGGATGTCAAAAATTAGGCATCTTACCTATCATTTTTGAAACCGAAGGTAACTGGAACTGGGAGCACGCAAGAAACATTGGTGTAGAGTTTGAAGAAGTTGTTGACGAAGAAACTGGTGAAATTATCAACTACAAAGGTGATTTCATCTTTATGCAAGGACCAGATTTATTGAAACGTTACCAAAACTTTGACCACCAACATAGCAAAATGGGTACTAAACCATTGCGTTATGAGCCAGTAGTGGAAGATATTGCAGCTTATATGAACTTTATCCTTGACAAACAACAAGAAGGTGAATTACCGAGAGACGTTGCGTTCTTCTGGGACTCAGTAGGTTCAATCAACTGTTTCAAGGGTGCTACATCAAAAACTACAAACAACCAATGGACAGCTGGAGCCTTGGCAACTTGTTTCAAATCTCTCATTAATTACAGAATCCCAGCATCAAGAAGAGAAGATTCACCTTATACAGCTACATTTGCAGTTGTACAACAAATTTGGTTGGATAACGAAAACAAAGTTATCAAACACAAAGGTGGTGAGGCGTTCTTCTATTCACCAAGACTTATTGTTCACTTTGGTGGTATTTTAACTCACAGTACTGAGAAGTTGAAAGCTACTATGGCTGGAAACGAATTTGAATTCGGTGTTGAAACCAGAGTTCGTTGTGAGAAAAACCAAGTTAACGGTGTTGTTCAAAAAGGTAAAATTGCCTCTACACCACACGGTTACTGGACACCAGATAAAATCAATGAGTACAAAGAAGAACACAAAGAGTTTATCAAAGCTCATTTGAACACTGAGTACGATGATTTTATTATCGAAAAAGAAGAAATAGGGTTAAGTAGAGAAGACATGTCTGCTTAATTAGTATTAACCTTTCATTTATGACACTGTGAATAAAAGACCCCCACGTAATGGTGGACAAACACAAAAGTTTCAAAATACACTATTGGTAGACGGAAATGCCCTGTTTAAAACGGGGTATTTCGGTGCCAAAGGTGAGTACAATACCAAAGGCCAACACATTGGTGGTATTTATCAATTCTTTACAACTCTCAGAATGATTTTAGAGAGTGACCTTTACCATAGAGTTTATGTCTTTTGGGACGGAAATTTTAGCGGTAAGCTAAGGTATGAAATTTATGAACCATACAAAAGCGGTAGAGGTAAAGACTACAAAAACGGGACCCAACCCATTGACGAGGCTGAATTAAAGCAACGTAGACTTATTTGGGAATACTTAAACGAAATGTACGTTAGACAATTAAAACATGAAATTATCGAAGGTGATGATTTCATAGCATACTATTGTCTTACAAAAAAGGAGAATGAGAAAATCACTATTGTTAGTAATGATAGGGATATGGCTCAACTCATCCAAGAAAATGTTAGAATTTATTTCCTAGATTTGAAGAAATATGTTGATAATGTCAATTTTTCTTCGTATTTTTGTTATCATTATGAAAATGCTGCATTAATTAAAACAATGACAGGTGATTCTAGTGATAGTATCAAGGGAATCAAAGGGTTAGGTGAAACAACACTTGTTTCATTATTTCCCGAAATAGCTGAAAGAAAAGTAAGTTTAACCGAAATTATTGAAAGTGCAAAGAAAAAACAGGAAGAAAGACTAGCAAACAAACAGAAACCATTAAAGGTATTGGACAATATCATTAATTCCGTAACAGACGGTGTACAAGGTGAACGAATTTACGAAATCAATGAAAAATTGGTTAACCTTAAAAAACCTATGTTAACAGAAGATGGTATCAAGGATTTAGAACAGTTAATTGACGGAACCCTAGACTCATCGGGTAGAGACTTAAAAAACGTTCTAACTTACATGAAAAGAGATGGGTTAGATAAGACAATTGGTGAACATAGATACCCAGAGTATCTTTTACCTTTCAAAAAACTTATCGACAGAGAGAAACTAATTTTTTAACAAGCAAAACAAACAAAAAAATGGCTACAACAGAAAAACAAGTACCCGCTACTAAAAAAATTGAAGAACAAAGATTCGAGTTCGTTCTTTACATCAACAACAACATTATCTGTCAAAGATATTTCCACATTTTTGATTTTAATGAAGATTCATTAAAATCTTTAGAGTTAAAAGAAATGATGGATGACATCGCTGGTATGAATAATGGTAAATTTGGTACATTAGGTATCATCCCTAACTACCTAAAACAAAAATCTATGGAATATCTTTGGGATAATTATAATCCATATTTCAACCAAACAGATGAAACTTATAAAGCACCAGCAAAAAAAGGTGATATGTTTCAATTTGAAGTTAAGGTTGATAAAAGAGTAGTTGCTGCAACTGAATTTAGTAACGAGTTCTTCACTTTAAACCCAAAAGTTAGTGTTGACATTAGAGAAATTATCCCGACAATAATGTCTGAGATACGACAAACAATGAGTAGAAAAAATTATTCGATTGTTGAGTTTTAATGGTCATCATTAAATATTTATTATAACAAAGGTTTTTAAAAGAAGAGAAAAAAGAAATGGCAAAAATAGATAAAAATAGTTTCGCATATTTGGGACACGACTACCAATTAAGGCTTATAGCACAATTACTTACGGATAGAAAGTTCGCAAATTCGATTCTAGATATTATTGACCCAAACTACTTTGAAGACCAGTATTTACGAGTAATTGTTGCAACTATAAAAGATGCCAAAGTCATGGACGATGTTGTTCCAGATGTTGGTAGTCTTGAATTCAGATTATTAGAAGAAGTAAAAGATGACTTACAAAGAAAGTTTGTCATCTCTCAACTTCGAAAAGTACAAGAAGCAGACCTTAATGATACCTTAAAAGTTCAAGACTTAGCTATGAGGTTCTGCAAACAACAAGAAATGAAAAAATCATTATCTACAGTTAACAAGATTATCGAAAGAGGTAATCTTGAAGATTATGAGCAAATTGAAGCTATTATCCGAAAAGCCTTAGAACATGGTGATAATAAAGATGATGGTATGGATATTTTTGATGAAATTGAAAATGTACTTGTAGATGATTTTAGAAAACCAATTGCTACTGGAATCAAAGGACTTGATGAAGTAATGGATGGTGGTCTATCAAAAGGTGAATTAGCTGTAATTCTAGCACCTTTTGGGGTTGGTAAAACAACTATGATGACCAAAATTGCAAATACCGCCATGTCTGACGGTTATAACGTTTTACAAATATTTTTTGAAGATAACCCAAAGGTTATTCAAAGAAAACATTTATCATGTTGGTCTGGTTATGACTTAAATAGTTTGGCTCTTCACAAAGATGAGCTAATGCAAATGGTGTCTCAAATGCACAAGGGTAAAGGTAAACTTAAACTTAAAAAGTTTTCAAGTGATGGTACTACTATTCCTGTGATTAGACAGTACATTAGAAAGTTGATAGCCCAAGGGTTTAGACCAGATATAGTATTGTTAGACTATATTGACTGCGTTGAACCGTCTAGAAAATTCGATGACGTTAACGCTGGTGAAGGTAGTGTAATGAGACAATTTGAAACATTACTTTCTGAATTAGACATCGCTGGATGGACAGCTGTTCAAGGTAACAGAAGTTCTATTTCTGCTGATGTCGTTGAGGCCAACCAAATGGGTGGTTCAATCAAGAAAGGTCAAATTGGTCACTTCATTGTATCAATTGCTAAAAATTTAGACCAAAAAGAGGCGGGTACTGCAACAATGGCTATCCTTAAATCTCGTTTTGGTAAAGATGGTCTTATTTTCCAAGATATTAGATTTGACAACGCAAGAATTCAAATCGATATGGGTGAAAGTAAAGGTGCAAGAACCCATACGGAACACAAAGCTGACAAAGAAGTCAACAACCAACAAAGAGTTAACACGGTGATGGAAGCTGCTAAACACAGAAAAACGTTTTTAGATTCTGTTTCAACACCACAAATACAACAAACTGAACAATAACATTTTAAACAAAAAAACAAATGAACGAACCAATATTAACAACAAACCCAGACCGTTTTGTGATTTTTCCAATCGAACATGAAGATTTGTGGGATTACTACGAATTGGTATTAGATGCGATGTGGACACAAAAAGAAGTTGATTTATCTAAGGATTTAGACCATTGGAATAACAAATTAACCGATAACGAAAGATTTTTCATTAAAAACGTGTTAGCGTTTTTTGCTGCATCAGATGGGATAGTTAACGAAAACCTAGCTGAGAATTTCTTAAAAGAAGTTCAATATACAGAAGCTAAATTTTTCTACGGTTTCCAAGTTATGATGGAAAACATTCACAGTCACATGTACTCATTATTGATTGATACTTACATCAAAGACACAGAAGAAAGAAAGAAATGTTTCAAAGCTATTGAATACATGCCACCAGTTAAAAAGAAAGCTGAATGGGCATTGAAATGGATTGAATCTGAATCTTTTGCTGAAAGATTGGTAGCTTTTGCAGCTGTTGAGGGTATTTTCTTCTCTGGGTCATTTTGTAGTATTTTCTATTTAAAGTCTAGAGGTTTAATGCCTGGACTTTGTGATAGTAATGCCTTTATTTCTAGAGATGAGTCTTTGCATTGTGATTTCGCTATTCACTTATTAAATAATCACATTGTAAATAAACCAAGTCCAGAAAGAATCCGTGAAATATTTTTATCTGCATTGGAGATTGAAAAAGAATTCATCACTGAATCATTACCAGTATCACTTATCGGTATGAATGCTGATTTGATGAAACAATATTTAGAGTTTGTGGTTGACGGTTTATTGGTACAATTAGAGTGTGAAAAAGAATTTAATTCTAAAAACCCATTTGAGTTTATGAATCAAATTGCACTTAAAACCAAACAAAACTTCTTTGAGGGTCGTTCAACTGAATATAAAGCTGCCGATTTAAGTGGACCAATTTCATTTGATGAGGAAATCTAATAAACGTTAAAAAATGCAAGTAATTAAAAGAAACGGAAATAAAATAGATTTTAACCCCAATAAAATCTTGATGAGAATCAAGAAACAGTCCGAGGGGTTAAAGGTAAATGCTGATGAAGTTTTTATCAAAGTAACTCAAGGGATTGCTGATAACATGACAACCAATGAATTGGATGATTTGATTTCAGTAGTCGCTGAGTCACTAGCGATGAACCATCCAGATTACTCTAAATTGGCGGCTAACATCGCCATCACTAAGCTACATAAAGAAACTGAGGATTCTTTCATGAAAGCCACCAAAAAAATGTATAATGCTGGATTATTGAATGATTTCTATTACAATAAAGTAAAAGAAAATATTGATATGATTGAAGCAGCTATAGATTATAAAAGAGATTTTCATTTTGATTATTTCGGTTGGTGTTCATTGAAAGATATTTACCTTTTAAAAATGAAAGACGGTACTATCATTGAAAGACCTCAACATATGTATATTCGAGTGGCACTTATGGTTACCAATACACCAGAAGACTTTTTGGAAAAATACAATGATTTAAGTTTCCAAAAAGAAAGTCCAGCTACACCTTTGAAAATGAACATTGGGACAAAAATTGGACAAATTGCTTCGTGTAATTTATCTATTGTCCCAGATGATTCAACAGAAGGGTTATTAAGTATCCTTAATAGAATTGCGGTGTCATCATCTAAAGCTGAGGGAATTGGTTTGGCTATTTCAAATATTCGTTCTAAAGAAAGTAACGTTGGTAATTCTAACGGTAAAGCTGGTGGTATTTTGAAATATCTTAAAGTTGTTAACGAAACTTTAAGATTCTGGAATCAACGTGGTAAAAGACCAGGTTCTTGTGCTGTTTACATCGAACCATGGCATAAAGATATTTTTGATGTGTTAGATATTAGAAAGAAAACAGGTGATGAAACACTTAGAGCACGTGACCTATTTTCAGCTCTTTGGATTTCAAATAATTTTATGAGAGCGGTTGAGTCTAACGGTGATTGGTATTTATTTTGCCCACACGAGATAAAAGAAGCTGGTTTAAAGCCACTTTATGAGATTTATGGTGAGGAATTCGAAACAGAGTATAATAAGGCCGTAGAAATGGGTTTAGGTACTAAAATCAAAGCACATGATTTGTGGTTGAAGATATTAGAAGCACAAATTGAAACTGGTATGCCTTATATGTGTTTCAAAGACCATGCTAATGAAAAATCAAACCAAAAAAATATGGGTGTTATTCACTCAAGTAATTTATGTTCTGAAATCATGGAAGTTACAGATGCCAACACAACAGCTATTTGTACACTTACTAGTATCCCAGTACAAAAATTTGTTGAGGATGGAAAATACAACTATGATGAATTGGGTAGAGTTGCACGTTCGGTAACCAAATCACTAAACATTGCTGTTGAGGTTAACGAATATTCAACACCAGAAGGTAGAAAAGGTGGTTTAGAACAAAGAGCTTTGGGTATTGGTATTCAAGGGTTAGCTGATGTGTTTGCAATGATGAAACTACCATTTACATCACAAGAAGCTAGAACCATCAACAAAAATATTTTTGAAACCATTTACTATAACGCATTAAGACAATCATGTGATTTAGCTAAAGAATCTGGTTTGACTTATGATGGTTATGAAGGTTCACCAATTTCACAAGGAATTTTCCAATGGGAAATGTGGGGTCTTAAAGAAGATGAATTATCTGGAATGTATGATTGGAGACAATTACGCAAAGATATCAAAAAATACGGTGTTAGAAACTCTTTGGTTACTACATGTCCACCAACAGCAAGTTCTGCCCGTGTAATTGGTTCTAACGAAGCGTTTGAACCTTTCACGTCAAACTTGTATGTTCGTAGAGTAACTGGTGGTGAATTTGCGATGGTAAATAAACACTTGGTAAAAGATTTAGAAAATTTAGGTCTTTGGAATAGAGAGATATTAAACGAGTTGATTAAAAACGAAGGTAGTATCCAAAACATTCCAGTAATTACCCAAGAGTTAAAAGAAATTTACAAAACAGTTTGGGAACTTTCTCAAAAATCATTGATTGAGATGTCGGCTGAACGTGGTCCGTT